CGTGCCAACTCCCAAACAAAACGCTAATTGTACCGCCCACGTATTGTTAGCTACAGACCATGTTCCTGTAGTATCGCCGGGGATATTAAGCCGAAATTTAGTCCAAGTGTTCGCGACTGAAATTGTATAGGTAAAAATATAATTTCGATTATAGCTATTATTAAAAAGCGTGCCGCTGAACATTCCGGTCAGCGAAGAATAAGCCCAAAATTCCAGCGTCACCGGCTGGGCATTCGCCGTCCCCCAATGAGCGTCATTAAAATTATAGCCCTCAACGAATTGATAAAACACAAAACTATCAGTTAGTACGGGCGTATATGCAGTAGTTGTAGTCCAGCCTAAACTATACCCGCCCGCTATTGGACTGGCTGAATTTTGTCCCCAATTACCTTTATTCGCTACACCTGTATTAAACCCCCATCTATCAATAGTATAACCAGTAGCTGTTCCACTCGCGCCCCCGTGGCGAGCATCGACCGACATGTCGCCGTTGATGATCCGGTTGCGGTAATTCAGTATAGGCGGCGAAGGCGGCGGACCGCCATTGTTGGCGACCACCCACTGCGACGAATTGGCGTCCTGATACCAGACGTACAATTGGCCGCCGACGCTGTCCCACCACAGGTCGCCCGCCTTGGGCGAAGCGGGCGCCGTATCGGAGACGGTGACGCTCGAGCCGCCGGCCGTCTTCGGCACGAAGATCAGGCTGTCGCTGCCCAGCGTCGCGGAATTGTTCGCGTCCGCGCTAACCGCGCTCGGACCCGGCGCTCCGGTAATCCCTTGCGGCCCAGTCGGGCCAGGCGACCCGGTCGCTCCGGTCGCTCCCGTCGATCCCGGCACGCCCTGCGACCCAGCCGGCCCTGTCGGGCCAGCGGGCCCCTGCGGTCCCTGCGGCCCCTGCGCAGCCCCCATATCGATCCAGCCGGCCGCATTCATGCCAGTTCCGACGAAGACCCAAATATGCTCGTTGACGGTGTAGGTAAGCGCCTGGCCCAGCCCCATGGTCAACTGAGCCGGCGGCACGCCGGCGGCGTCCCAGTTCGCCGGGATGACGCCATTCGTCGGTAGATTGGCCGGCGTCTTCGACGCGCCGAACTGACCGACGATGATCGCGGTTTGACCCGCGGGGCCTTGCGGACCCACCGGGCCCACCGGACCCGGCGAACCCGTCACTCCTTGCGGTCCTGTTGGACCTGTCGGACCTGTCGGCCCAACAGGGCCCACCGGCCCTTCAGGCCCCAGCGTGCCGGGATGAGAGTCGACGTACTCCTTGGTCGCCGCCTCGAGCGGCTGCTGCGGATCCTCGGACAGCATCACCGGATCGTGAAATGTCACAATGCCAGTGGCGCGCTCGATGGTGATCGGCGCATCGATCAATTGCCCGCTATCGTCGAAGCGCTCGATCTTAAAATCGACTTCCGGCGTGCCGTCGTTGAGGATCACCGCCCATTTCGACAGATCGTTGACACTCGAGGTGATTCCGCCAGGCGCTCCGGTGATGAGGAGATTATCGACGGTCGAGGTGCGGCTGTCAGACGGCGCGCAGCCGCACGAAGGATCCCACTCGTCGTCGAGCGGCACGCCATCGACGATCCATGAATCGTTCGCCATCAGCCGAAGCTCCGCGTCTTCGTCCGCGTCAGCCTCGAGCCGCTCGACCTCGCCATTCGGAATTCGTCGTTGAGCTTGCTGATCGTATCTTCGGTCAGCGTCTTTGCGCCGGCCGCCTGCGCCTCTTCGCCAACCGCATGCATGTACGCGTACATCAAAGCGGCCGAGAGATAGAGATCCGAATATTTGGTGTAGACCCAGGAATCGCAGTCGTCAGCGAAGACCGGAACCTCACCGAAATAGTAGATCTGAAACGGCACGCCCTCGATCGCGTCGGGCGTGCCGCCGAAGAAAATCGTGCGCCCCTCGAGCGTGTAGAAATTCTGCGACCATTTGTCTGGCAACTGAAAAAATTCGTCGCGCGCCTTGTAACGGATTGGCGTCCATCCGCCTGGCGCAACCGTGCTCGCAATCAAGACCAAATCGAACGCGAGCCAATCGTCGGGCAACGGCCCGCAACGAAGCGTCACATTGTTGGTCGCTGTCCGAATCATCCGGCTGATGCGGAGCTCGGCGTTGAGCTTTCGCTCGGCCATACGAACGAACGAAGTGACGAGCGTGTCGCTGAAGTCTTCACGGTTGATCCATTCCAGGATCTGAGTTTTGAAATCGGAAAAGTCGGTGATCAGAACCTCCCCATCAAAATGAGGATGAGGATGATCACGAGCACCAAGCCGATGCCGCCTACTCCCCAGTAACCGCCACCGTAGCCGGTCGACCACGGCGCTCCGATGTACGGCCCGCCGACGCCGCCGAGCAGGATGAGGACGAGGAGAACAACCAGGACAAGACCAACCGGGCTCATGGCTCACCTCGTCTCGCGCGCGACATCGGCGCAGGGACGCTGCACCAAGCCGGAAAAGTGCCGCGCGCGCTGAAAGCATTCCGCCACCGGCGCGGTGGGCGTGACAACCGTCTCGTCGGGAGTCTCCACCACTGTGTCGCCTGGCGGAACGACGATCGGCGGCTGCGGCCGGAACGCCGGCCCCAGTCTGAGGTCAGCGCTGCAGCCGGCAAGCAGGAGAGCGAGAAGGATCGCGCGCACATTAGACCCACCCCGGCGCGGTGCGGAACGGCCGCCCCTCGCCGTTCCAAAAGCGCTTCCAGTCGCCCTCGTCCCATTGCTCGAGGACGGCACGCTCATAGACGGCGACCGGAACCATACCGACGCCCCACATATCCTTGCGCGGGTCATGGTTGTCGCGCCGCGCCGCGGCGCTCTCGAGGATTGGCTCGACGTCCTGAATCGTTTCGACGGTGACCTGGTTAGGATCCTCATCGTTCCAGTGCAGGACGCGACGGATCCCGGCGGAATCGCGATAGATCCGCTGACGCTCAGCCATGTGGGTCCGCTCCAAGAGCAATGGCGATCTGCGTCATCAGCGCCTCGAGCCGCTTGAGCCTCTCTCTGAGCTCAAGCAGCGCTCTGAGGATGTCGCGCTGAGTGTCTTCGGTCATCATTGCGTCTCAACACCCCACTGAGCGGCGCTAAGTGCCTGATATTATGCGGTTATCCCGTTAAAGAGGACATGGGCTAACGAATTCCGCATCTCCACGCCCCATTCGACCACGATCATGCGACTTTCTGCATCGCCGACACGGGCCATGAGATACTGGCGAAAGCTTCTGAAAAACGCGATCGCGGCGTAATCCGGATCGATCAAAAGCCCGACGTCAGGGGGAATCCAGCGTGACGGAATGCATTTGACGCGACCAAAATCGGTAGCCAAAACGTCGACCGTCGACACGACTTCCGTCTTGCCGACGAGCACCTGAGTGGTCGAGCGGCCGGTGAAGGTCGAGACGGTGCGCTTGGGCCCCGGCGGCACCACCCAAAGCGTCGGGCTCGCCCCATTGGTGTAAGCCTTTTGCATTGCATCGCCCAACATTTGTTCGGTCAATGCGATCGGCGTGCCAGGCGCAGGGAAGGCCGCATCGCCGGGGGCGCTCCCCCCGGTCGTCGGCAGACCCGTGGTCACGGTGCCAGGCGCGACGGCGCCGGCGACCGCGCCGGTGCGATCAGTGGCGCGGCCGAGCCAGTGAGCGATTCCCTCGGTCACGCGCGCCACGCCGGCGTCGGAGCCGTCGACCCGCTGCTGACGGCTGCACGCCATCGTTTCGATGTCGGATTTCAAGACCTTGCTCGCCATCGCCATCTGGTGAGCCATCTCGGACCCTTTGCCCGCCGCATCGCTCTCTTCTTGCGAGCCGGTGACCGTCGCATCTCTTTCCGAGATTTGCGTGACGTTGTTCTTGCGGATCGTCGGTTGCGCCGGCTTGTTGGTAAGAAGAAAGCCTTCCTCGAGCGCATTCGTAGGATTCACGAGAGGAAGAAACTCTGTTTGCCAGTCGAACAGCCGATTCTTTACGTTACGTCTGCGTATAGCGGACATAACTGGAGTATCGAATGGGTCTATATTGTAGATCGCGTTGCTTAAATCTTCCCTATTCCCGACCGCCATATAGGTCGAGAAAGCATTCGTGACTTTTGCCATGGTTTAGAACTCCGGATCATCTGAGAAGCCTATGAAAGTACGTCTCTGCGTCTTCCATTTTTCCTGTGCGGGCGAGTTGCCGCTGGGCTTCATCGACGTTCCGGCGTCCTGCACTCCCCGAAAGGGGCCTAGCGGATCCAGGTGCCAATGACTTGCCGTTAGGACCAGGGAGAGCCGCTTGTGCCACTGGCTTTACCGCCATCCCTTGGTCGTAGAGCCAGGCCTTGAACAAGACATTCAGCATGCGCTTGTCATAGACGCCGGCGACTTCCATCTCGCTGAATCCCTCGGCCAATGCGGTCTTCCGCATGCCGCCGATGACCCGCTGCAGAGATGGTTCGTCCTTGATCTGCTTTGCGTGATCTTGGACAAATTGAGTGAATTGCTCGACCGCATATTGCGCGCTGGCGCGGTCTTGCTCTTGCTGCTTGTTCTGAAGCGCCCAGGCCCGATTCGATCGGATCTGATGCAGCTTCTCATAGATCTCCTGATACTGCTTCTGCCGCCGTCGCGCCGAGAGCGGATCCTTGGCGTACTCCTCGTCCCAATTCGGCTCCTGCGGCGTAATCCCGCGGATGTCCTCGTCGAGATATTGAAGCCCGTTGATGTAGAGGTCGCGCATCTGACTGACGCGCTGATTCTCCGCCTCGATCGCCTGCTTGTGCTCATTGACCTTGTTCAGCCGGCTGTGAAACGTCGCCGTCCGAATGTAGCCGTCGCGAAGCTCGCCAAGCGTGACGGTCTGTGGCTCGCCGTCTACGGTGATTTCATATTGCGCATTTTCGTCCGCGTCTTCGGAACCTTCGTCGGAACCCGCTTCATCGCCGGCGGCTTGGGCATCGACGCCTTGCTGCTCATCCTCGGCTCTTGCGTGTCCGTCGTCGGCGGCGGTCCTGCCGCGCTCCTCGCCGGGTTCGGCCAGAGATCGTTCGCCACCTTCCCCTTCAGCTTCGGCGGGCGCTTGGCGGGATTGCCTTTCGGTATGAACGTCTTGCCTCTCGTCAAACCGGCCATCTGCTATCTCCCTCTCGCGTTGACGAAGACGGACGTTATCGCCGCCGTCGCTTGTGTCGCCCGTCTCCGGGTCGCCCTCGACCATGCGAACCGAGAACAAAGATTCCGGCCGCTCCGCCGTCTGAGTGAATCGGCCGCTCGTGTCGCGCGGCGCCGGTGCGCGCTGCGGCCCTTCGTTCGCGGTCTGCGCCGGATCGATCGCCTGTTGAAATGCTGCAGCCGCTGAGTCGACGCCGTCGGCCATTATCGCTTTTTCCCTAACGCCATTTTGTAATCGATGACGAAGCTCTTCAGCGAATTCGCCACCTCATCCAGAACTTGCAGCTTGGCGGTGATGTAGTCCTTCGTCTCTCTGTCCTTTGCTTCCATCAATTGCTGGAACCAACGCTGCCGCACGCCACGCACACCGAGCATGAACGCGCTCTTCGGATCGATGAGGGATTCAGCCTCTTCGCTGCGCTCTCGCTTGACCGCCAAATCGGCCGGCTCGATTGGCTCGGCAACGTCGTCGGTCATGCGTCCCGCCAAGTCGCCGCTTTGACCGACCACATTTGCGCGCCCTGCGCCTCAGTGATGGCGATCGACCAGAGCCGGTTCTTCTGATCACTGTCACCGCTACGGCTGTCGTTGCAGATGTCGATGATCTCCGCGTAGAGCTCCTTGAGCTTTTTCACCGTCTCATCGCCGCTCGGATTGAAGGTGAGCCCCACAGCTTTCTCGCCAAAAGTCATTTCGCGTTCTGCGCTCATGCGCCGCCTCCTTGATCGTCAGGCTGCGCCGCGGCGATCGCCTGGTCGCTGTCGTTCTGCATTTGCTGGGTATGCACGTCGATCGCGCCGTCGTGCGCGGTCTTGAAGATGTCCGCCGCCATCTGACCCAGCGTCGAGACATGCTGAGCGTGAATCTTGTCGCGCTCGACGTCGAGCTTTTGCTGGTCGTAAAGCGTCTTCTCGCGCAACTGCTGCAGCGCGAGCTCGTGTTGCTGGGTCTGCTGCGTTTCCTTGAGTTGCTGATTGCCCAGCGCTTCCGCCGCGTCGGCCTTGACCTTCTGGTACTGCGCCTGCGCCGCCAGCGTCATCGCGTCAGGCTCCTTCGGAGCGCTGAGCAATTGCTGCATCGCCTGCGGATCCGGCATCTTGAAGTAGCGCTGTGGATTTCGGATGTTGGCGATCGCCAGCATATCGGTCTGGGTGTTCATCATCTCAGGCAATCCGCAAATCGGATTGGCGAGGCCCATTTGCGCTACGATCGTCTGCTGATCCTGCTTGATCTGCTGCAGTGTCATCAAGCGAACGGTGTCGCTACCTTTGCCGAGGGTTGGGTTGACCTCTACGCTCATCGAGGCGTCGAAGGTCGAGGTGTCGTAATCGGTCCACGAACCGTTGACCTTGAGAGTCCGTTGCTGCGCGGGATTCTCGACGATCTCATTGTAGAGGCCTGCGAAGAGATCCTTGAAACCCGTCTCAGCCAAAACGCGCGCCACAAGCTCCGTTCGCTCTTGAGCCCCGTTTATGATCGCCTCGACGCCGATCATCGTCGAGGATTGCAAGGCTTTCGGATCCAAGCCCTTTGCCGCATCGCTCAGCCCGGTACGCCGCTGGAGCACGTCGTTGAGGAGCTCAACTACTGGCGCCATGTCCTTGCCGAGAAATGGCGTCGACGTGTACATCACCGCCGACGAAGGATCACCGCGGACGCGAATGACAGCCCCGAGCTCGTCATTCAGGGCATCGTCGACATTTACGTTAAGCTCGTTAATCACCGTCTTGGGATTGATCGACTCAGCGGCTGAATCAAGCATAGCGCGCGTCAAATTCGTCTTGATCCGCTGAATGTCCATCACATAGTCAGCAATCGAATCGCCAACGATCGTGTGCGAGATCGGATCGACCGAGAACAGCGCGAACTTGATCCGGTTCGCCGGCTCGTCGCTGGCGATCCGGTGGTTCTCGCCCAGCGTGCAGATCCGGCGAAGCTCCGGGAATCCGTCGCCGTCCTTGTCGACCTTGATGTAAAACTCGCCGTAATTCACGCCGTCGCCAACCCGCGTCGACATGATCCGGCCTGGGTTTCTCAGTTGCGCCTCTTGGGTGAATTCCGGCGTCGACTGCGATTGAACGTAGTCGAGAAGGTCCTCGCGCTCGTAGCCCATCGCGATAAGCTCATCGACCGGGACCACGCGCTCGTGGCCGACGATGCGCGAGTCTTGGAACGACCGCGCATAGCGATCGAGCCGCATCTCTTCCGGCGGCACGCCCTCGATCTTGATCAGCGGCTTCTTCACCTCGTAGGCGATCACCACCTCGTCGTAGATCGCGATCGGCGGCATCTGACCCATCGGCGGACCTGGAGGCGGGCCCTGCGGGGGCATTGGAGGCTGGCCTGGGGGTGGAGCCCCCATCGCCCCCGGAGGCGGTCCTGGAGGCGGCGCCGCACCGCCAGGAGGCGGTCCTGGCGGGCCCATCGGCGGCGGGCCAGCGGGAGGAGGCCCAGGAGGTGGCGGCGCGCCGCCGAGAGGAGATCCGCCCAATCCGGGAATCACGCCAGGAGGCCCAGGAGGCGGCTGCATTTGCGGCGGCGGCGGCAATGGATTGCCGAGCTTGATCAGCTTCGCCGTCGGGTCTTCAGTCAGGATCTGCTGGATCTGTTGCGCGGTGATGTAGGTGAACGTCTTGCGCCGGAACTCCTTGCGCGTGTCCGTCCACCATTTGAGGAAGCCGGTGCGAACGGTGAGCGCGTCCTTGAACGCGCCATAGAGCTTCAAGAACCCCTGGTTGTCGTTCCAGAAGGTGTAGTTGACATAGGCCGTGGCCTGGCTCGCCATCAGGCTCTCGGTCTCGCTGCGCGGCACAAGCTCGACCGGGGATTCCGACGCGCCAAACAGCCGGATCAGGCTCGGCAGCATCAGCATCACCGCATCGCGCACGTCGGTCGAAACGAACTTCGATCGGTTGACCGAGTCTTGCGTCTCGCCGGAAACCTCGTTGTAGGTCGCGTTGGGATCCTGAACGATCGTCGTATCGGAATAGGGATTGTCGTCGTCGCCCTCTAAACTCGGCAGAAGGCCGTAATAATATTTCTGTGCATAATCCCGGTCGCCGGCGAGCGTCGAGCCTTCGTAATCCCGGCTGTCGGCAATTAGCGCCTGAATGTAGTGAAGATAGCTCTCTGGATCGTCGGGATCGTAGACGCCGGTGTTCGCACCGCCGGAATCCTTAAAGCTGGCGAAGATCCGTTCCACACCCGGCCCCAGACCCCCGGCGCGGGATTTATTCCGGATCTTTCGGTTTCGTCAAATGCTGCCGCTTCACTCGATCGCGCGCCCACAGCCACCCCGGCGGCGCCACAGGGCCGATCAGATCGGCGGGCCGGCGCCAGCGCGCCTCGATCTCCGCCTCGATCCGTTTGTGCGCCTCGATCTCCGCCTCAGTCCGTTCCCGCCCCCGGCTCTTCATTGCCGCCCCACTCGCCGACGGTAATCCCTGGCGAACGCCTGCGCCTTGGCGCGGGACTTGAAATAACCAAGCACGCAAGCGCGGCTGTAAACCACGGCGTAAGTCCAAGTGCCCATGACGCACTTGAAGCGGTCAATGCGGACGATCTTCGAAGTGCTTGCAGATCGTGGCGTAGCCAGGAACTCGCTGGGTTTGCGTACGATAGGTCAGCATCGCCGCCTTCTTGCAAATCGCCCGCGTGTCGTCCTGATGCCGCGGGCTCCAGTACAGACATTCCCGGCAGACCCGCGTGGCGCCAGAAATGGCGAAATGCGCCTGGCCAGGGAAAGTGATTCCCTGCTCGGCCGTCTCTTCGGTGAGATATTTGCCGCCGATCATAGAAGGCGGGATCGGACGAGGGAGACTTGTGTTGCGGCCAACGTCCGATCCCTTATCGCGGTTCTCTAGGGGGTTAAGGAAAACCGCGAATTGCGGCGCCATCCAACCCAGCCAAGCATGGCGAAGCCAAGCCCCATCATACACCAAGTCGACGGCTCCGGAATCACGCTCGACTGTTCGCTCTGGTTGAAGCCGGTGATCGAGCCGCCGGCAATCAAGTTCAAACTCGCGCTCTCGGTTAGCGAGAACGGCGTGAACGCGACGAACGGCGACAACAGCGAACCGGCGAACGAATCCGGATTGGCCGTCGGCGTGCCCGTCACCGTGTCGAGCAAGGTGCCGGGAGTGTTGAGCGGATTGGCCCCTTGCGTGTTGGTCCGGTCAGCAAAGAAGCTCAGCGAACTCGGCGCGGACCCAACCGCGTCGTTGAACGTCAAGCTCCCGCTTTCGAAGATGGCCTGAACCGGCGGCACGAAGTTCGTGTCGCTCGCCACCAGGCCGATGGTGATCGGCGCGCCCGAGTTATTGATGATGTTGCTCGACGAAAGCTGAAGGACATCCGGATTGCCAAACGTGCTCTGCGCCAGCGCGAGTTCGACAAACGCGCCGCCGACACTCGTGTTGACCAGGAGAAGATTATTGGCTCCGCCCGATTGATCGCAGCCCAGTTCGCCATCGAAACAACTGAACGTCGCTCCGTTGGCGGTGATCGAAAGTTGCAGCCGGGCGTCGGCCGACGTCGCGCCCAGCGCGGCGAACAGCGCCGCCGTTAAAAACCCCCTATTCATGTTCGCTCTCCTTCAGGTTGATGGTGTTGGAACTGGGCCTTCCGGCGTGACAATGCCGACGACGATCCAGCCTTGATCCGAGCTCCACCCAGTGTGCCACTGGATCTTCGACTCGTCCTCGGGCGGCTGGGGCGGCTGCTGACCCGGCGGCCCGATGTCGATGTAGATCGGCGGCGTGCCGCCCCACGTTCCTGGGGGTTGACCGCCTTCGCCACCGCTGCCGCCTGGAGCGATTGGATGGCTCGGGCGCCCACCGGGTGCGATCGGGTGCGACGGATGCGGGCCGCCAGGTTGCTGACCAGGTCCGCCGATGTCGACATACGGAGGCGCTCCGCCCCAAATGCTAGGCGGCTGGCCGCCAGGGCTGATCGGATGGGTGGGGAATCCCGGCCCCTGGCTCGGATAGGGCGGCTGGCCGCCCGTGCCGCCGACGTCGACCTCAAGATACCCGCTGATGACCTTTACGACCGTTGGCATGTGTCCCTCCTTACGGGCTTTTCGTGACGCCCTCATGTTCCGCCAAACGCGCGTCGACCGGCGTCAGATACGCGCCGCGCGTCTCGTCGATGAGTCTACGGATGATGTCGGAAACGCTGACGTTGCGCCGCTTGGAATTCTCGTTGAGCCAGGCAATTTGGTCCTCCGAGAATTTAATCGTCACCTTGTGGATCGAGACGCCACGAACACTCATTGCCGGTTCAGGGAAGCATGGAATGCGGTCACATGCAAGCCTTCATCGCCATCCCTATCAGCAAATCGCGAAATGCCGGCGGAGTCGCTGCACACTCCATCGCGCTGATCCGCCGGCGAGGCCGGCTTTGCTCGCTCAACGCGCGCTCCTCCTTCGAATGGAAGCCCTGATCCAAACGAGCAAAATCACCCGGCGCGCGGCCCCAAGGCAACGATGGCAACTCAACCCCGAACGCGTAAAGCCACGTCGCCTTGCGCGCCTTGTGGCCAAACCAGCCCTGCTCGACACAGCATGTCCAGCCGCCCTGCCAATCCGCAACAACCCATGCGCCGGCGCGCGGCGGCGGATTCAGCCCAAACGCCCGCCAAGCATGACTCGCCTCCGGATGCTCGAGAACCCCGCCCCATCGCCGCACCGCCGCAAGAGCCGCGGCGAAACAACCATCGTCGTCGCCAAGCTTGAGCCGCGGCCACGTCTTCGGATTGCCACCCCAATAACGGCCCCAGCGCTCGCATGGCGGATGCGCGACAACCGGCAACGCACCGGCATAGCAACGCGCATCGCGCGCCTTGGGCCATAAATCGACATCGGGCAAATCCGCATAGGAACCGCCCTCGTCGACAAAAAGGGCAGCGACACGCGCCATCATACCAGCCCGCGAATCCGTCTTCGCAACCGGCCGCCGAGGCTGAGCGACGAGGAGAGCGCGGTCACGAGGGAGAGGCCCGTGGCCACCGTCTTCATCGCGTCGGCGCCGTGGCTGGCGTCGTCATGCACCGGCGTGCCGAACTTCGATCGCTTGTAGCCGCGCAAGCGGGCGAGGCCTCTGCGACAACGATGCTCGTCGAACCAGGAAACACCCAAGACGCCGCGCACGGCCGAGATCCCGTCGGCGTCGTTGACCCGCGGCGCGGTGAGAACCGGAACGGGGGTGGCGTCCATCAGCGTGATCCTCCGACTTTCGCCCGAACCCCATTCGCGCGCCTCGACGTCGTGCGGCAGAATATGGGCCTTGAACGTGACGCCCCAGGAGCGGGCCTTTTTGTCGAGCAGATCGAGATAGTGCGGCCCTTTGTGGCCGCGGTCCTCGAGATAGTCGACGAAGTGAATCTCCTTGCCGGCGATCTGAAAAATCCAAATCGAAGTGTAATCGTGAATCCCGATGTCCCAGCCGGTGATGAGGGGGGAGGACAGATCGACCGGCACGCTGGCGACCCGGCGCTGGCCCTGCAGCGCGTTCATCGCCTCGGTGTAATACGCCCCCTCGACCGGCGCATCGAAGGCGTTGAGCATCTCGCGGGCGTATTCGTCGGCCGGCATGTCGCGGGTCAATTCGGCCTGCTCCTCGAGGGTGAGCGCGCTCGTCCCAGTGTCGGTGATCTTGATGTCGAACACGTCCCAGCTCGGATCGTCTTCGGCCCGGAGTTTGATTTGGTGGAAATGATCGTCGCCGTTCGAGGTGCCCGAGATGATCGCGAAGCCGCGGTAATCCGCCAAGGTCGGACGCACGACCGAGGTCCAGGCGCGCGGGTTCAGCAGAGGGTATTCGTCGAGGACTGCGCCGTCGAGATAGATCCCCCGGATGCGCTCGTACGCCTGGCCGCCGCCGTATAAGCGGATCGTGGCGCCCGAGGGGAAGATCACGGTCAACTCGCCCTCGAGGAAACGCACGCCCGGGTAGCTGCCAGCGTAGTGCTTGAGATAGCCCCAACAGAGGTCTTTCACCTGGTCGAACGAGGGGCCGACATAGGCGTATCTCGGCGGGGGATGCTTGCGCGGATTGGTCAGCGCGGCTCGTACGAGTTGATTCACGAGTGCGACCGTCTTGCCGGCGCGGCGGTGCGCCACAGCGAAAATCCAGCGCTTTTGGCTGGCGTGCAGCGGGCGGAAATGCGGGCGCGGGACGTAAGGGATGACCGTCGAGGTCTCAGTGGGCGGCGGGGCGTCCTCGAGGTCGAAGTCAGTCTCCGTCATTGGGCTTCGCAGCGGGCGGGGTGACGTCGATCAGGGCGCGCTCGGGTTGCGCGGGAGCAGTGAGAGGGGTGCCGTCGGCCCAGGAGACGGCGGGCAGGGTGAGGGTGATCGAGGGACGGCCGAGAGCCTCCGCCGCGTCGTCCGTGCTGGACCAGCCTAGGCCGCGGGCGTTCTTTGAGTTCAGGATAAACCGAATCGCCCAGTCCTTGCGGCGGGCGTCGGGGTCGCGAAGGGCTTCTCTGAGGGTCTGTTGCGCCTCGTCCGCCAGGAGAAGGGCCATTTCCCGAATCACAGCGCGGGCCCGGCTGGACCGTTCGACGAACTTGCGCAGGATCAGGGAGCCAACCTTGAGACGCTCCGCAGCCGCGCGGATGTCGCCCTCGGAGACGACAAGAGCAGCGCAGACCTCGTCCGCCGTCAGAGGATGATCGTCAGGACGCGTGGACCAGGGATAGGCCGGAAGCATCCCCGAAGCCTAGCAGACCCGCCAGGAGGCCTCCTAGAGGCTTTAAATGGTATTCCCTTGGAGGGGTGTGGTTTGGTTTTGGAGATACCGAGCCGGGATGGGACTGCGCGCGGGGCCCCCTCCCGAAAGCCATCGAGGGGGAGGGGTAAAAATTTCTGCCAGGCAGAAGACATGCAACGATTGCATATCGAGTAATGATATGAAGACGCATCGTTATTAGTCTCGATATCGCCCTTGATTAATACTCGATAAGCCCCATATGTGATTGGTCACATTGGAGTTTATCACAATGCTATCCGAACGCGAACAAAACGCCGCGATCGATCACGCGCTTGCGCTGATCGAGGATCGCGGCCTGGTCAACGCTCTTGCTTGGGCAAGCCACTGCGCAACACGCGACACAAGCGGCTTCTGGGCCGCGGTTGTGCGCGCTATCGATCGCGAGAAACGCGACCCGATGCGCGGCTGTCCTGCAAACTTGTGAGGGCGCCGCTATGCAATCCGATCGTTTCTTCTCAGTCGATAGCCCGAAGGCCATTAAGGCCGACGCGTTCGGTTATGTTAACGCCATCAACTACATGGCGCCTGCCGCCACCGCTGGCGTTGGCAACCTCTGCCCACATGCGTCACCTGGATGCTTAGCGCTATGCCTTGGCTGGTATTCCGGCCAGGCTGGCATGTTGAGCAATGCCGAGCTCGAGACGGGACGCAATGCAACGCGCAAGTCGCGTGAGCGCAAGTCTCGCATGTTCATGCGCGACCGGCAAGCGTTCCTGCAATGCATGCGGCTTGGCATTCTCTCATGCCTTCGTCTAGCGAAGCGTTTGGGCAAGGCGTTGTGCGTCCGCCCGAATGGCGCGACGGATATCAGTTGGGAATCAGTCAAGATCCAAGGCGAACATCAACAGTTCAGCATCATAGACTTGTTTCCTACTGTACAGTTTGTTGACTATACTAAGAACTTCAAGCGTATGCTTAGGTTCTGCAATGGTCAACTGCCGAAGAACTATCACCTGACCTTTAGCCGTTCGGAGACCAACGAATCCGAGTGCCTCGAGGTTCTGAAAGCCGGCGGCAATGTCGCAGTAGTCTTTGCTGGCGCTATGCCAAGTGAATACTTGGGCTATACAGTAGTGAATGGCGACGAACATGACTTGCGTCACCTGGACCCCAGAGGCGGCGTGATTATCGGCCTATCGCCCAAGGGTCGCAAGGCTAAAGCCGATACAAGCGGCTTTGTGGTTCGGTGCCTCGCGTAGGCACCGAACTACCAAGCTAATGCATTGAAATGCAACAACATTTTCAATGCATTGGCGTGGCAGTCCCACGGTTGGTCCCACATTTACCAAACTTCGGAAGGATAGAAATGACTATGACCGCGAATCAAGCTTGCTTTTGCGTCGGCCTCTTGTTCTGGCCGCTCGCCCTCTGCCTCGTCCTCCTCGCCGGCGTGGCCGGAATCATCTGAGGAACCACACTATGACAACGCGAAAAACTTCGCCACAGCGCGCCAAACCAGCGGCGCTGGCCGGTTCACGTTGATGGTTTGCCGTTCGAGGCGGGCTTGACGGTTTCGCCTTGCGGGTCTTGACTGCCTGTCGGGCGTTTTCGAGCTTTGCTCCGCTCCGACTAGTCAGATAGCTGACAAAGTCACGCAGTGAGCTTACACAACCACCCCTTACGGCTTACACGCGAGAAGATTCTTTGGTACATACTCCTTGCCTTATTTGGAGTACGTTTCCCTTTTCATTTCTTCTCGCGTATAAGCCGTAGCATCCAGGGATGTTGACTCACTGCGTAACATAGAGCACAATTATGCTCTTCTCTCTTTTTTGGAGGCATTCCTTTGGAAAATCCCCTCGCCGAGGCTCTAGCTCGTCTGAATATGCCAAACTACGGTCGAATGACGTTTGAGGAACAGTGTGGGTACTACGCTGCAATTAGGTCCGACGTCCCTCTGCAGATCGTGGCAAAGGTTGCGGAAATCGGTTCTTCGGTCGCCACTTACTTAAAAGCCGCAGGGCAAAGGCGTGGCGGGCAGGTCCGCTATCCCAAAGTGGCGCGCGAGTATGACGCGCTCGGGCATGAAGCCTTTGTCCACAGGTATCTGACCCCTCGATTGCGCGCCGATCTGATCGAGGCGATTGACGCCAAGAAACGCGCTCATGACGCCAAGCGCCTGGCGATGGGCGGGATTCCAGCGAACCACATGCGCTATTGCCGGATCTATCGATGGCTGAAGACCGTGCATGGAACTCCCGCTGTCTTCCGCATCGAGGATCACCGCCCGCACGGCTTCCTGTGGCGCAATCTGAAGCCCTATTTCGACCAGCCGGAATGGCCGCCCGAGAAATGGGCGGAGCTCAAGCCGCGCGGCGACGACGACGACAATCCGTTCGCTAATCCGCTCGATTGCTACCGCTTCTGCCTCGCTCTCTTCCAACCCCTCGACTAAAGGAGCACAACACGTATGACTATCGAAGAACTCATCAAGGCGCTAAAGGGATTCGGTCAAGGCAACGAAGTTGTTATCGATATTGACGGGATTCCCTACCCAGTAAAGGATTACATCCAAGGTCAGCGTACAACCGTAGACGGCGAATTGCGTCACACGGTCGCGCTCTTCGCCGGCAAATGGCCAGGTGAAGAGACGCCCGAGCGCTTTCTTGGTTACCACGAAATAGGCCACGCAATACCGACAAAATAATCTTAGCCCACTCTTGCAATCCTCGATAATCCCCCTATATTCACTCTATCAACAACAGAGTTCAACACTAATGAAAACCGCCGAACGCGCCTTCGCCCTGTATGTCGAATTCAAGCGCAGACAACACGCTCGCGTGCTTGCTCGCGCCACCGAATATCGTGCCCGCGGCGCCGTGCATGCCGATTATCTCGCTCAAGCCGCGACCATTCGCGACGTCCTCGCTAAGGATCTCGCCAACCACTAACCCAACAACGCGACCTGGCTAGCCCCAACGCAAACATCATAGGCGCCGATCAACGGCGCCGAGGGCTCGCAACGTCAGGCCAAACGCTCCCAGGACGGGCGGGAGCGAGGACCAAACCCATGACCGACGGCTATGCCATCGGCGCCGCTGCGGCCGCGCTCGAGGCCTCCTACGAATTCTATTTCGGAAAGCGAAAACCCATGAACATCGCAGACGCCATCCGCGCCGACGCCGGCAAAGCCGATTCGCCGGTTGAGGCGGCTTTCATCAAGCTGGTCAAGACATGCTCTCGGTTGCAGCGCGCCGCCAAGGACGCCGCCTTTCCCGACATGGATCCCGCTTATCGGGATTCGCCCGCCTACCTCGCCAATTGCGTCAAGGACGACGCGCACGAGATCCTCGATCTCGCGCACGAGCTTCTCACCGCCATCAAAACCAGGGGATAATTCCACACTCCGCCTTGACAAATACTCGATAACAACTAAATAAAAACCTCGAGCGCATCGGTTCGCTGCTCTAAAGGAACAATCCCGTGTCTAACAACGCCGTTATCCAGGATCTATCCAACGTCCGCGCCACTTTCCTGCGCGAGGCGCTCGCCATCATGGTGCGCAATCATGGGCCCGACGACATCGTGCATACGCTGGCCGAGGTGATGGACGATTACGCCATCGTCTACGCGCGCCGCACCGGCGACTACGACGGCGCCTCTTCGATGAAGCTCACCGCCGCGCATCTCGCCGGCCTGGAGCTCGCCCGCGCCAACCATGACGGAGCCGAGCGATGAACGCCTACCAGATTCCCTCGGGCGCTTGGCGCGTTGGACGCGTTTACGCCAGTAAGATGGCTCTCCCCATCGATGGCGAGGCGCGTGACCTCTACCACGCCGACTATCCCGATGAGCCGGCGGCTTGGCGCGCAATCGATCGGATTCGGGCGCTCTCGCTGACCAGTCCCGAGCAATTCATTGCTCACGACAATGGGCCGGTCACGGTCACCTGGCGACGAAGGAAAGCGCGATGACCAATTGCATGGACAATCTGCAGACCGTGTTCGACCGCACCGACTGGGAGCTCATGCGCGCACAGCGCGGCGCGCTGACGCTCGCTGCAGCCGACGCCAACATCGACCTCGAGCCGCTCGAAAACTGGCTCCAGGCCCTCACCGACGCCGCTCAGATGGACGGCTTCCAAACCAAGGAACGAACGCGATGACCTACGACGATTGGAAGCTCGAGACTCCCGAAGACGAAGCTGATCGCATCCGCGGTCGCGTCATCTGCGAGCATTGCGAAGCGCGCCGCGCCACCGGCTCATACGAGTTCGGCGGCATATGGAAGGGCGTTGTCGAGTACTTGTGCGAATCGTGTGCCGAAGAGCGCGAGGCAGAATCCGAGAAACCCGTGTGCGCCGATTGCGAAGAGAGAATCGGAACCGTGCTCATCGAGGATCTGACCGGGCATGGTCACGACCAATGGCTATGCGATCGTTGCGCACAAGAGCGTGTCGATGCAGACGACTTGCAATCGACTTCGTAGGAGCTATGTCTGTGCTCATGACCCTACTCGATGAAGACGCGCTCGCCGGTCTGAAGAACACCTCGCGCGAGCGCAAACTGTCGACCGCCGAGCGCATCGCGATCTACGCGTTCCATCTCAAGGGCGTGCCGGCGAAATTGATCGCCCGCACCTTCGGCGTGCGCACCAACGCCATATATTACATCACCAACTGGACCCATACGGCGGCGCATGACAACGTCAAGAACGCCTTCGAGCAAATGGGCGAGGAGAAGGTCTGGGCCGACATCGTGACCTCGGCGCAAACCGAATCGATCAACGAAGGCATGCGCAAACTCTTGCAAGGAAAACCTCTCAATGACCGCCGACATAGCCGGATCAATCGCCGTAGCCCTCGCCCTCGACGAGCCCGAGCAACTCCTGACGTATCTCAAACAACAGGCAATGATCCGAGCGGAGGCGCTTCGTCCGATTGACGAGCATCTCGCCGACAAGTGGGACGCGTTTTGCGAGGGCCTGGCTGAGACGGAGACCAAGCTTGGCGACGTCAAACGGCGCCCCGCCGCGTAGGAAATCGGATTACCACAGGTTTTATTGGGAGCGCTGCCGCAAGCTCGCGCCGCGCACCATTGATTGGCCGAATCACGCCTATGAAGACGTGCTCGCGTTGTTGATGCTCGATTACCCGCAAAAGACAGAAGCGCAGTGCGTCATCGCGCTCGCCAAAATGGGATTGTACGCGCCGCTCGTGGGGCCGCGCGACTAAGGGGATAACTGATTCTCGGTGGCTTGAAGCTGGCGCGGGCTGGGGAGCATCTTGCCCAACGCTAAAGCGAGACGCTCCCCCAAAACCCGAGCCCCGCGAGGAACAGGTCTTGCCACGTGGTTCTAATCCGCCGCCGCCGCATCTTCAACCCGTAGCGGACAAGCCGTTCTTTCTCGACATCCCAGACGAGCACAAGCCGCCGATCATGGAACAGCGGCTCTACACCACCACCGCATGGCGCCAACTCGGCTCGGCCGTCACCTACTGCCTGCCACGCGGCGACAAGCCCGCCAATGACGACGAGGGCGAAGAGCTTCACGTCACCGATCCCGAGCTCTCCGACTGGCGCCTGGACCCGCGCCAGCAAGGCCTCAACGCTGCGATCTTCCTTCAGCAAGGCGTGATCGAAGTCACCTTCTTCGGGCCCGATCAGACCTTGAACGAATGTTTCTTCCAGGCCTGCGCCAGACTCGCTATCTCGCCGCGCTTCGCCATCGGCCGGCGGTCGCGCCCGTTCGCCACTTCGGTCCTGTTCAAGCTGCGCGACGACGAGGCCAAGCGGCTCGACGACGAATATGCGAGCTTCCGGCCGAAGGCCTTCACTCTGGGCGACGAGCGGCGCGGCATCGTCGTCCGGTACGCGCCGCCGATCAAACGCGGCACGAAGGCTCACCAAGTCACAAGCCTACTCCCTGGCTCGCTTTTGTGGGGCCCGGATGGAAAGACCTACGATCCGCTCGAATGGCGCTCAGAGACCGGCGCAGAGCTTGGCAAGCCGCAACGGACCAGCATCCAGACGCTTGAATTCTTCCAATTGGTGCGCGCCGCCGCGCTCGCCTCGATCCTCGCCATCATCCCGGCGCCGCTCTGGCAAGGCCAGATGGCGCCGCGCGCCTTTGCCGAGTGGCTCGCCCGCGTGGTGCGCGACGGGCAAGCGATCAACGCCAACAGCGTTTTCTCGAAAGCCTCGCGCGCCATCGTCGCCGAGCCCAACCATGCCGAAGCGCTGCTTGGCCTGATCTGCCAGAATCGCTGCGCGCCGGCGGAGATCGCCTCGACCACGAGCTTCTGTCTGGAGACGTTTCAGTTCGCCCGCAAACGACTCGAGGCCGATCCGACGCGGCTCGACGTCACCGGCTGGGCCAGCGTGGCGCGGATCTTTGGCGAGGAAGCGTCGAGGGCGTTCCGCGCCGTTCTCAACGTCGGCGCCGACTCAATCCTGCTCGAGGAATTCGCGGAGCGATATCTGTATCACGAGAACCGCAGCGAATTCATTGACCGCCAGGCCTTCAAGGAGGGCCAGGCGAACTTCATCATGCCGAGCGACAAGCTGACGCTTCGGCATGCGCCGCAGCAGATCATGACCAAGAAGAAGCCGGTCGAGGCGTTCCCGATCTTCGCCAAGTCGAAGCTGCGCCAGGACGTGACCGACGTCGAGACGCATCCGGACCACGATCCAGGCGCGATCATTCGCGTGACCCGCGAGGGCGCGTCGATTCCCGATAACGACTATGCGCCCGATCATTCGCGCCTGATCTTCAACGATTGGCGCGGCCTCTATGTCCGTCCAGCCAAGACCATCGATCAAGCACTCAAAGCCGAGTGCGCCGAGAAGCTCGACTACATGCTGAGCCTGGTCACCAATCGCAAGCCGGCGCGCATCGCCTGGATCAAGGCGCATATGGGCTGGACGCTCAAGCATCCCGGCAAGAAGCAACAGGTGGCGCTCGTTTGCACCGGCGATCAGGGCACCGGCAAGACGTTTCTATGCACGACCTTCGCGCAAGCCGTCTTCGGCCGCTACGCCGACACGGCGTCGGTGCGCGCCCTCAACGGGCAATTCTATATCGCCGGCTACATCGGCAAGCTCTGGGTCAGCCACGACGAGTTCATCTCCAATTACGACAACGGCGAGATTCTCAAGACGCTGATTCGCGGCACGCGCGTTTCGGGCGAGATCAAGGGGCGCGACACGGCGACCTATACGATCTTCGCGCGGCTGGCGTTCACCTCGAACGAACTGAATCCCGGCATTTCGAGAGGCCGCGACGACCGCGGGCTGTTCCAGGTCACCAGCATCACGTCGGCGAGCGAAGGCCTTCTGCCCAGCGACTTCCAGAAGCGCATGAAGAACGAGGTCGCGCCGTTCTACGAGAGCTTTTCCACTTTCCTGGAGCGTGACGCCGTTCGCCAGGCCTATGTCAGCATGCTGATCGACTGCGCGCCCGAGAAGATCCGCGAGGTCGAAGACGTGACCCAATCGGCCATGCGCGACGAGGACGTGGCGCGCTCGCACCTGACCAACGCGCAACTGGTGGCGAAGCTGATTTTAGAGAGCGGCACGATTTACAGCGAGCGCGACATCTCGATGCCTTTCCGTGAAGAGAACATGTACGGACGCGTGCAGGGCTTGACCAAGGACATGGGGATTCGCGGCCTGCAGCCGACGGCGGTGATGAACGAATTTTTCAACGCCGGGATCCTGGGGCGGACGGAGACCGGCGGCGAGTATCTTTTCAAGTGGAAAATCGCTGGACTCCAACGTCTCTACGGAGTCTATTTAGGCGTCACATTGCACTCGCAGTGGCCTCTCGAGCCGAACGACGATCGGCCGAACGATTACAAGGATGGGGATCCATTGGAGCCGTGGAAGGGGCGCAAGCGCGATGAGACCTACCGGCGCGACGACGGCGAGGTGACGTGGTGAACTGGTGCATTGCCTTCGGCAGTGTCCTCATCGGCGTTAGCGCCGGATTGATCCGGCTCGCTTACCTGATCGGACGCGCCAACGGCGATATCGACGGATTCACGCGCGGCTATAAACGTGGGCTTGAGAGCGGAGGCGTAGGACCGTGAGGCAGGGCGCGGATCGCGGCAAGCTGATCGACCGCGGCGACGACCTCTACGAGACGCCGGCCTGCGCCACGCGGGCGCTAATCCGCACCGGCGCGCTCAATGCGTTCGAATTTCTCTTTGAGCCCTGCGCCGGCCGCGGCGCGATCGCGCGCGTGCTCAGAGCCGGCGGCTGGGGCGTCCTGGCGCATGACCTGATCAGGTATTCCGGCGCCGACGAGCGCATCCATAGCGGCCTTGATTTCTTCAAGGCGGAACGGACCTATTGGGTGCAGGCGATCGTCACCAATCCGCCGTTTCGCCAAGCCGACGATTTCATCCGCAAGGGGCTTTCGCTTGGCCTGCCGGTGATTGTGCTCTTGCGCCTGATGAGCCTCGAGGGCGCGAACCGCTCGGACATCCTTCAGCATTTGCACCACGTCTTCATCGGCATCGAGCGCTTGCCGAAGTTCCAGCGCGAGGGCTGGACGGGAAAACGGTTGACAACGGAGACGGCGCCGTTTGGCTGGTTTATTTTCCGGCCGCAACGACGGCATGGTGACACGTTCACCTGTTCGCGTATAAGCTGGCGTGAGGAGGACAAAAATGGGCTTACTGTCGACTCTGGCATTCCTGGCCGCCCCCTTCTTATTGCGGCGGGAACCGGAACAGACCCCTGATCATCGCATCGCCGAGCTCAAGGCGAGGATCGGTGAGCTCGAGAGCGATTGCGAGCGCTGGCGGAAATTGGCGGATAGCTGGCGGGAGCGCTACGAGCGCGCCATTGCGCCGATTGTCGACCGCGAGCTCGTCGCCATGGGAGTGGCGGATCGACAAATCCGTCAATTGATGCAGGCCCAAGCGCAGCAGATGCAAGCGGCGATGAATGCTCAGATGGCGATGAATGCGCAAAACTTTGCTAGTCAAGCGCTGTATGAACAGTCCCGACTTGGCCAGGCGCAGCAAAACCAATGGCATCATTGCACCTGTGTGCCAGGCCGAGCCGACGCTCTTCTGCGAGGAGATTAAGCCATGACCGCAAGACCCATGATGTCGATCGCCAACTTCACCTCGGATGTCGCCCAGGTCAGCAAAATCCATAAGTGGTACGCGAATCGCTCGGCGGAGCTTACCACGATCGCGACCGCGCTCGGCTCGGACACGACGACGCACTCGCGCGAGATGCAGGCGCCGCCGGCCGCGCTGAATCCCGGCGTGGTCCCGCCGGCGCATAGCCGGTTCACCAACGCGGTGAATCTCCTCGTCAACAAAGGCAAGAGCGGCAACCTGACGCCCGCCGCGATGGGCACAGCGATCACCAACGGCATCGCCGGCTTTCTCCCGCCGGCGAACACCGCCGCGCCGGTCGCCAGTTCGCCTGGTCTGTCGGTCGCCGGCAACAATACCGCGACGGTGACCAACGGAACGTGGAACGGCTCGCCAACGGAATACACGTACCAGTGGCTGCGCGCCGGCTCTCCGATCTTCGGCTCGACCGCTCAGACGCACCTTTTGGTCAGCGCCGACGTCGGATTCAACCTGAGTTGCCGGGTCACCGCGAGCAATAAAGGCGGCTCGACGAGCATCACCTCAAACGCCATCGGCCCGGTGACGGCATGAGCGATGACCATGTGCTTCTCAACGACGCCGTCAAATACCTGATGAAGACGACAGGTCGAACGCGCCGCCAAGCCGAGGCTCTGCTTAAGCAAGAACTGAAATCGGGCCGAATCAGAGCGGAGGGCGTGCGCACCGACACGGGCGAGGTCGAGGAGATCCCGGTCGAAGTTTTCCAGTCCATTCCAACGGAGCATTAGCTATGCCGCGTATTTTGGACGCCGCGGTTAAGCGCATCAAAGCGAAAGGGCACTCGACCTCGAGCGCCTTTGCAATCGCGACGAAGACCCTGCAGAAAGCCGGCGAGCTCAAGAAAGGCCATAATACCGCGACCAAGCTCGGCGCAAAGCGTGGCGCGATGAGCAAGGCGCAGCGACATAAGCATCCGGTATGAACCGGTTCGCTACCGTATTGAGCCGGCTCGCTACAGTGCTTTCGGTCGTTCTGGCAGCGAGTCCCGCGACCGCCAAATGTCACATTTTCAGACATTGGCACTATCCTTGGCGGCAACGATGTTATGTCGCCCTCGCGCCTGCTCGGCCTATTTCACACGTTCTACCCCCGGCAAGACCGAATCAGGAACGGATCGAGATTCCTATCCCGTCCTTAGCGGATATCGTTTGGGGAGAGACGGGTCCGGACGAGCTCCGCGCCATTGCGCTCTTGCGCGACTTAATGGATGCTCCCCCGGCAGACCGACGTTAGCGCGTCCAAGTAAAGGCGGCTCGCCGCTCCCGTGGCGGGCCGTTTCATCCAAGAGGATCCCATGGCTCAGCCCCCGAAGCCGGCGCCCAGACCTTCGACGCCTCCGCCCCCGCAGCAGCAACCTCCGCAGCAGCAGCCGCATCCCGGCGTACAGCAACCTCCTCACCAGCAGCCGCATCCTGGTGTGCAGCAGCAGCCGCCGCCGCCACAGCAGCCGCCGCCCGACGATCGGGACCACAAGGATGCGGCCGGCAACAAGCACGGCAAGGATTTGCATCCTGATGAGAAGCTGCCCGCCGTCATGGGCGGACAGATTACCAAGCATGGCGACGAGGAGCGCGACCGCCAAAGGCCGACGATTGGCGTCAAGGGCGAACCGATCGAGGACGGCGAGCGCGATCCCGACACGATCGCGGAGGAGCAACGCCGGCGTTCGGCCGACATGGAGGCAAAAGGCATCAAGGCGTGGCTGGAGGAGCACGACGAGCGCACGCGCGAACAGAAGGAGGGGCATCCGAGGGTCGAGGGCGCGCAGGGCCGCCTCGAGGACCACAGGGCGGCTTAAATGGCGGTCTATGCTCCCGGCGACGACGATCCGAACGCCAGTCAGCAGCCCGTCGATCCGAATCTCTTTCAGAGACTCTTGGGCTACGTGAATCCGGTTGGCTCAGCCAACGCCTCAGTCTTGCATCCGAGCCTGTCGAACCCGAACCTGTATCCGTTCGGCAATCCTGCGCCGATTGGCTCCAATCCGCCTACGCCGCCGATAACCGATCCTCGAGCGCGAGCGATCGCAGACGCGCAGGCTCAGTTGAATGCCGGCAACGCCAGAAGCAGCAACGCGCCGCCGACGCTCGGCCCTCAAGCGCCGATTCAAAGCGCTGCCACCATCCCGACGGCGCTTCCTCCCAACGCCGCACCGCCTGCGGCTCCTCCCTTCCAACAGCCGGCTCATCCTTCGACGATGCGTTTCCCTATGTGGCCGACGCCGCCTGTGCCGACGGCTGCGCCAGCGGCTCCCTTGCCGCCCAGCCGTCCAGTTACGCCGACGCCCGCGACCGCTTATCCCGCGGCTCCCGCGGCTGTGCAGCCAGCCAGGCCCGTGACGCCAACGCCTGCGACCGCTTACAGCCCAGCCTTTGGCGGAATCGACCGGCAGAACCTTTCAGCTACTGGCTGGAACCCCGGCACGCGCCAGGGCACGGCGCTCGATCTTTCGCGCATGTTCGGGATGCCGAGCGACATGAATCCCCCGAGCGCTCAGCCGGTCAGCGGCGGCGTGCTCTCCAAAGCCGGAACGAAAGGCCTCACCGGGAAAGTGCCGCTGCCGCCGGTCATGCCCGCAGACATTCGTCGCCAACGCGCCATTCAGCTTGCTGCGGCGCACAGCGGCTTCGCTTAACAGTTTCAGGGTTGACAAAATAGGGTTTCACTCGTATCTGCCTCTTTAGCGGTTCCAAGAACGGAATTCGCAAAGCAAAGAGGCTAACGATGAAACCTGACACTGCCGCGGCGTGCGAAGCCGCGCTATCCGCTCTCACTCTCGCTCGCACATTGCTCGACGCCGAGGGCCGCGAGGCGATCTCCACCGACGATCCCGCCACACTGGTTCGCACCTACGCCGACTTGCGCGAGCAAGCCGATGCGTTACGCGATTCCGTCGCGAGCTTCTCGAAAATGGAGCAGGCGCTCTCCTACGACATCATCCCCGGCTCGTTCGATCGCGCCGGCATCGAAAACATTCGCGTCACCGGCTACGGCCTCGTCGGCCTGACGCGCCGTTGGTCGTGCTCGATGCTCAACAAGGAGCAGGGATTCGCCTATCTGCGCGGCGCGGGTCAGGGCGGCATGATCATCGAAACCGTGCCGGCCCCGACGCTGGGCGCTTGGGCGCGCGAGGAAACCGAAGAGAAGGGGCGCGAGCCGCCCGACGATATCTTCAAGACCTCGATCGCGCGCAGCGTGTCATTGAGGCGTTCCAAATGAACACCTCAACCAAGCCCCGCTATATCCTCAAGGAAGGCAAGATGGTCATGGCTCAAGAGATCACGCCGGCGATGAGCAAGTTCGCTCTGCCGGCTCATCTGCAAGGGAAAGCGAAGGTGGAAAACTGGGGCGAGATCGATCCACGCCAGCGCATGCTGCCGCGCATCAAGCTTCTCCAGGCGACCAACCCCGAATGCGCCGACTATCCCGGCGAGGCTCGCCCCGGCGAATTCTGGCATACGACGCTGACCACTTCGCTCGGCCCCGAAATCATTGGCGTGCCGATCATGCGGCGCCAGAGCTATGTCCTGTGGACGCCGCGCGGCGTGCCTGGCCAGGACGGCGGGATTCTCGCCCGCGCTCGCGACTTTGTTCACTGGGATCCGCCCGATGGCGTCTTCCATGTCCGCTTCCCGATGAACCCGAAGACCTACACTTGGAAGACCGCGCGCACGGTGCGCGAGAGCGGCCTCGACCTGTTTGGCTCCTCGCGTCCCGACGATCCGAAATCGACGCCGGCGGCGACACTGACCTTCGAAGTGCTCTGGTTCCTGCCCGAGTACAACACGCTGGCGCTCACGCTCAATTCCCGCGGCGGCGTGCAGGAGGCGAAGAAGCTGTTCGCCATGGTCGACGCTAAGCCTGTGTCTGCTTTCAATCAGCGCTACCGGATCTGCGCTCAGCGCAAGCCGGGACCGTCTGGCGAGAGCTACTTCGGCTACATCTACCGCGGCGACGGCTATTGCGACGAGGCGCTCAGCACCATCACCGAGCCGTTGTTCCAGCAATGGAAGGACGTCGCCTTCGCCACCGCCGACGAGAGCGAAGAAGACGAAGCGCCGCCGCGCGCCGCGTCGACGCCTCATTGGGAAGCCCCGCCGGCTGAGCCGCAAGGCAAAGCGGGCGTCGTCGACGATGATATACCGTTCTGAAGATGGTATATCATAAGGAATATGAGCGTATGCGGAACGCTCTGCCTCATCGCGTTGCTGCTCGAGCGGCCTATCAGGTCGCTCATCCAGCGATTGTCAATTGGATCAAATACGCTTGGATCAAACGCAATCCTGAGAAGCGTAAGGCTCACGTCACTCTTGGCAATGCTGTTCGCGACGGCAAAATTGTAAAACCAAAAAAGTGTCAGCGATGCGGTAAGCAGAAACGAATTGAAGCGCATCATGCTGATTACGCAAAGCCATTAGAAGTTAAGTGGCTATGCCATCTTTGTCACGTTGCGGAGCACACAACGTGACGACGCCGGAACCCCCCGATCGGCCTACGCGAGTGCGGCTCGAGAAGCTGATTGCGCTCGCCAACGACGATCGCGGGGAGCCGATGATCCGGAAAGCAGCCAAGCGGAAGCTAGCGCTCTATCACCGATTTTACCCAAGCATGCTGAAGAGAATCGATGATCATCGCAAAGATCGATGACGAGGCCTTCCTCGACCTGGTGCGCCAAGCCCCGACGATCGCCTTCCAGAAGCTCGAGTATGGCTATGCGGTCGCAGCGCACGATGCGGCCTATTATGCGCCGCTAACGCATCCAGGCGGCGGTAATCTACCAGAGGAGTTCAAGACAGACCTCGCGAGCTATTGTCTTCACCGGCTCTCTGATCCGCACGCGCGCACGCTACGCCCGACGACGAAGCCGATTCCGACTGAGGCTTTGCGCAAATATCTCGCGGAGGCTTTCTTCGCCGGCGGCGCTGAGCCGATGGCTGAGTATCCCAAGGCGCGCGGCGATCATCCCGCAGTGATCGAATCCGAGTGCCAGGTCGTCATCCAAGCGATCGAGGAGCACGGGCGTCCGGACCTTCGCGAGGCGATGAAGCCGGCCAAGCGCGACCAGATGAGCGATGCGCTCGACCTCGTGGTGGAGCATGCTGAGGCGGCGCGTGAGCTCTGCGAGGTGGGCAAGGACGATCAGCCGGCGCTGATTAAGATGCACGTCCTGCAAGCGACACAGGCGCTGAAGACCACGCTCGAAATGTTCCTGAAGCCATGAGCCTCGAGGAGTTCCTGGCTCGCGCGATCGCCGCGCGCAAGATGCACCTCCTCGCGGATCCGAACGGCACGCTCTTGCCGGAAGACCTTTGGCGCCAGGCCTTGCCCGAGGCTCAATTCCTGATCGGCGCGATCGACGCCTACGCACTCCGCAAGGAAGTCCTCGCCTATTATCAGGACGAGGACGAAGGCGAATGAATCTCGAGAGCAAGCTCAAGACGGAGCTCGCGTCCGAGTGCCGCAAGCTCGGCGCTTACGCCCGCCGGCTCGAGGATCGTTACGCGATCGGGCTGCTCGACCTGACGATCAAGTTTCCCGGTCATCCGCACCTGATGGCGGAGGGCAAGCTGGTTCCGCATCAGTCGTTCGGCCCGACGCTTCGGCAATACGAAGAGGGCCGGCGCTACGAAGCCGCCGGCGGACTTTGCGCGCTCATCGGCTGGGATCCGAAAACCAAAGCGATGTTCGTCCACGAGTGGGCCAAGGTCGCAAACAAAGCCAATTCCTTTCCTCCCGGCGGCGGATTCAAGAATCACGCTGAAACGTTGAAGGAGTGGCTTCATTTCCGAGAGAATTGGGGAGTTAGATGGCAGACGACAAAGTAACGACGCACGGCGATTTCGCGCTCGCCGCGACCTTGGCGACCGGCTTGAAGGAGCGGATTCATTTCGCCGCCGGCGAGGACCGGCTCGATCCTGTTTCACGTGAAACACTCGACCAGATCGTGAGCCGCATCGCCCGCATCGTTTACGGCGAGTCCGAGCACCGCAAGCATTGGGAGGACATCGTCGGGTTTTGCCAGGCGAGGCTCGACGTCCTTGCGCGCCGCGAGCTCAAGCCCCCGCCGCGCGACCTCGAGCGCGAGATTCATCGCATGGTCCAGACGCTGCCAAGAAACGGCGAGGGCTAAGCCATGCCGGGGTTCACCTACAAGAGCTATTCGTTCGTCGACAAAGACCCGATCATCGACGAGATCCGCACCGTCGTCGAAGAGAGCGGCGTCTCGTACAAGCAGATCGAGGAGGAGAGCGGCGTCACTGCGCCGACGCTGTACGCCTGGTTCAATGGCAAGACGCGCCGGCCGCAAGCCGCCACGCTGAACGCGGTGGCGCGGGCGCTGGGCTACAAGCTCGGCTTCGTCCCATACCAGGAGGCCAAGATCGCGGAAAGGCCGCCAGTGAGCGTCCCTGGCCCGTCTGTAGGCCATGTCGTCCGGATGGCGAAGATTCGGAGAGCGCGATGAGTGTCAAGTTCCGCGTCGGATTCGACATCGACGGCGAGACCCTGTTCAGCATGATCGCCAAGATGCTGCCAATTGGGAATCTCTCGGTCGAGGAGCTTACGCCGCCGCGGGCCGAGGTGGCGAGAATTCCGCATACGCCGACAAAGCATCGCCAGCCGCGGGCCAACCCTGGCCCAAATCTCAAGGCCGGCATCAACCGGATTATCGTCGAGATGCTCGAGAACGGAAAAGCGCTGCACGCCGTCGATTTCGAACCCGCGGTCAAGAAGGGCGGTTACACCGCGAACTCGGTGAGCTCACGCCTCGACGCGCTCAAGAGGCTAGGCGTGCTCGAGAAGCTTCCCGATAAAACCTGGCGGCTGGTAAAGTGAAACTCGATCCGGTCCAGGTCGAAGCGCTGAAGTTCGGCGCCGGCAAACGCGGCGTCGGCTATTTCCTCGAGATGGGGCTCGGCAAGACGCTGCTCGCGCTCGAGGAGTTCGGGCTCAACAAGAGCGTAACGCGCCTCGTCGTGATCGCGCCGAACAGCTTCAAGAAGGGCTGGGCCGACGAGATCGAGAAACACGGATTCAACTTCGACGCGCATGTCTATGTCTCGGGCTCCCAAAAGAACGGACCATGGCTGACGAAGCGCTACGACCGCCCGCCCGTCCTGATTCTCAATTACGAGGCGATCCGCTCGTCCGCCGTGCTCCTCAAGGTCATCGCCTGGATGCGGGTCAAGCCGACGATGCTGGTCCTCGACGAATCGATCCAGATCAAGACCCACGATTCCCTGCAAACCAAGGCGGCGCTGACCTTGGCGAAAGAGGCGAAGCTCGTCCGTCTCCTGACCGGCCGGCCGCAGACCCAGGGGCCGCACGACCTCTATCCGCAATTGCGCGCTATTGGCTTATTCGAAGGGCAGAAGTTCTGGGCCTTTCGCAATACGTTTTGCGTGATGGGCGGCTGGGAAAACAAGCAAGTCATAGGGGTAAAAAACGCCGGGGTCTTGGCGAAGATCATGGCTCCTGCGGTATTTCAGGCGCTTAAAGCCGACTGGCTCCCCGCTCTCCCGCGGAAAGATTTCGCCATTCGCTATTACGAAATGTCGGGCGAGCAGGCGGCGCAATACAAGCAGATGCGCGATGAATTTCTGCTCGAACTGGCAAGCGAGGAGATCGTCACAGTCAACGTCGCCGTCTCCAAATACGAAAAGCTCAGCCAGATTCAGTGCGGCTTCATCCTCAACGAAGAGGGAATCCCGCGCGCTCTCGTCGAGCCTGGGAAGAACCCGCGGCTGGCGGCGCTGATCGAGACGCTGGAGACGATCGAAGGCAAGGCGATTGTTATCTACCGGCATCGCTATTCATTCGAGATTCTCTCGAGCGCGCTTCATGCGCATTTCCCGGCGTACATCAAGGGCCAGATGAAGCCCGAGGAGACGGAGGCGGAGAAGGCCCGGTTCAACGGCGATCCGAGGTGCCGCCTACTCCTGGGACAATGCGAATCGACCAAGTATGGCCACACGCTCCTGGGCGGCGAGGACGCGCGCGACCATTGCTCAACGATGATCTTTTTCGAGAACAGCTATTCACTCGATACGCGCACCCAGGTCGAGGACCGGATCCACCGGCGCGGGCAGCGCGGCGAGAATGTGCTTTACATCGACCTGGCCGGGACGGAGCTCGACCGGCGCGTGGTCATGGCCTTGCAGAAAAAAGAAGACTTGTACGAGGCGGTATTCTCCAAGCTGAAGATCGCGGAGCCAGTCGATGG